ATAGTATTTATTGGGTCGTAATAAAGAGATTCGCCGTCGTATTTTTCAGAAAAGTAATCTGAATTTCCATTATCGTCGACAATGTTGCCATCAAGACTCCATTGTAAAGGATGTTTTTTATGTTCAAGGAATACTATTTGCTGACCTTGTTCATTTATTACTGACCATACTAAAAATGGTGGTAAATGGCTATCTATAAAGGTAATGGAATCATCAAGATAAAATTCGTCGGCTTTTATTCCCCATGCTAAACTTTTTCGGATGTTGATTTTTGTTTCCATATCATTAACGTAGTTACCTTCATCATCATGGCTGTCTAGATGATTTTCTAGCAAGATACTTGCTAGCTTATAAAGAGCCGTCCCTTCTTTAATGTGATACCGACCATCATCACCAAAGAAAACATCTTTTTTAAGTCTTTCTTTGGTTCTTTTTTCGTCGGCAAAGGTTGTTAGAACCCTATCAAATCCTTCACATACTTTAAATCTCAAAGAGATTTTACAAGGGTATTCTTCATCCATAAGGATGAATGGCTTTTGTTTTTTCATTCTATCTATTTCGTTCATTTTGGTGTTTACTCCATTTCGACGGCTATGGTTATTATTCTTGCTAGGGTGTTCTATGCCGTCATTATAGGACATGCTAGCATTTTTTGGTGTTTAGGGTGTAGTCATAAGACTACTCCCTAGCTACTCCCTTGAGGGTATTTTTCCCTCGGTTTATGGCGAGGCTATAGCGAGGCTATAGCTTGGCTATAGAACCCTAGCTAGGACTCGAACCTAGCTATCCCAAAGGGATAGACCGTCTAGGGTTGGTTTTCGTTGTGTATCTCGTCGGTTACAGTCTACGCGTTGAGATGACTCCAACGCGTGTTACCGTCGGAACTTTCGTCGATGGTAAAGCCGTTAGACAGCGCGCTATTCATCGCGTAGTCTTGTGGGTTCGGCATGTCGGATTCCTCTCGACGTTCTAGTTCAGCTTCGAAGTCGTAGACTGCGCCATTTATCGCACGGTCTTGCGCGTTCTTGACAAAGCTAGCTAGCTCGGTTTGGCGAAAGTGTTCCTCATACGCGAGAAGAGCTTGCTCTTCTTCGTGTGTAGGAATATCTACGCGTACTGTTCCTGCTTGGGTGTTTACGTCGTTACGGTTAACAACTTCGTTGTTAGGGTTGTATAGATGTATCATTTGGCGATTCTCCTTCGCGAAGGGTGTCCTTCGCGTATTATATCATGCGCTAACATGATTCGTTAAAGCCTTCGACCTAGTGCCGTCGGCGATACCCAAATTTAACCATGAAAACTAGGCAAAACCTAGAAAAACCGTTATAACCGACGGTATATAGCACTAAGCTAGCACAAAGCAAGGCAAACCAATATAAGGACTGTGGACGCGTAGAGAAAGAGGGAACGCGAAACGCGTACTCAACGAAAATCTCCAACGCGAAACGCATGCGAAGGGGGGTGTCCATACGTAAAGCACAGCCCATCCATTTTTTGCACAGTTTTTCAGTATGCACACTTAATGAACACTCAGTAAACATTAAATACACACATTCTTAAATCAAGGTAAATCTTATTATTATTATACTTATATATTATATACTATACTATAGCCCCGCTATAGTTTCGCTATAGCGACGCTATAGCCATAGGCTATGCGTTGGCTATTAGCCATTGATAGCCTTTCTTTGAAATAGAAATAGAATAAGAATATATTATATAAATAACCTTAAGTAAAAAAAACTAAAAAAAACCTTAGGTAAAATAAACCTTAGGTTAGGTAAACCTTAGGTTGCAAACTCAACCTTTTTGTTTTTGTTTACTGTAACATAATCGTTATATTTTTAGCGGGGTATAAAATTATTTTTTAACAAATTCAGGAGTTTTGAATGCCATACGAACAAAAAGATGACACATTTTCAATATTTAACAATGCTAACAAAGACAAAGAAAGCCAGCCCGATTTTACGGGGCAGGGAAAAATAGGCGGTAGAGAGGTTAAGGTTGCAGGCTGGAAAAAAGTGGGTCAATCAGGAGTTGAATACATTTCATTTAAAGTAGAAAATAAAAACAACGTACCATTTTAATTATGAAAAGACTAAAAACAGCAGCGTGGAGACGCAAAGAAGGTAAAAACCCTAAAGGTGGCTTAAACGCTAAAGGTCGTGCAAGTTACAAAGCCGAAACTGGCGGAACGCTAAAAGCGCCTGTTCCAAAAGGAACAAATCCAAGGCGAGTATCGTTCGCTGCAAGATTTGCTGGAATGAAAGGACCTATGAAAGATTCAAAAGGAAGACCTACTAGAAAAGCTCTGGCTTTAAAAAAATGGGGATTTGGTTCTGTTGAGGCTGCGCGCAATTTTGCAAACAAGAATAAAAAATCATAAGGAGTATATTATGCCAAGAGGTAAAGGAACGTATGGAAAAAAAGTTGGTAGACCGCCAAAAAAAGAACCTGCTTATAAATCCCATGGAAGAAAAAAGAAAAAATAATGGCTAAACCAGGATTATATGCAAACATCCATGCTAAGCGAAAAAGAATAAAAGCTGGTAGTGGTGAAAAAATGAGAAAAGTAGGCTCTAAGGGTGCGCCTTCAAAACAGGATTTTATAGAATCTGCAAAAACTGCAAAAAAACCAAAAAGGTTACGCGCTAGAAAACTTAAAAAGTAATGCAGGTTGAATGCAGAGGTAAAAAATTTGACGTTTACACACCCAAAGAGGCTAAGAAACTTGGAATTGAGGTTACAAAAGATTGGCGCCAGTCTAAAGTTGGAGAATGGATACAAACTAAGGATAAAAAAATTATCCAAGTTACTGGCAGGCGCGCAGAAAAGCCTTCAAATGTTAAAAAATCGTATATTTTTATTCGTACTGGATATGGCGAGTGTGGTGTCCACAAAAAACATGTCTATGCTCAAGAACAACCTGATTACTACCGCGATAAATATTATTTTGGTAAAGATTTAGTTAAAAATGTACGCCCAACCGCAAAGCAAAGAACATTTGTAGATGCCTTATTTCTACATGGAAAAACAGATAAGCTTGGTATGTGGGACGCTGAATCTATTATTCTTGCTTACCAAACTATTTACAAAGACAATAACCCAGAACAAGCTTTACGGCGCGGAATGGGAATCCTCAAAAGAAAGCATATAAGGGAGTATATAGCCTTGAATATGAGAGATAAGTTAAGCGCAATGGGGTTGGATGACGACTATGTTGCTAGTAAATACAGAGATATGATAGAAAATGCAGAGATTCCCGCTGCAACAAAATTAAATGCTCTCAATAGAGTTAGTGATATGCTTGGTCATTTAACTAAAGAGAAAAAAGAAGAACAAATTGAAGGTGTATTCGCATTATCTGATGGCGACATTAAAAAATTATCATCTGTACGAAAAACCATTGCAGAAACAACGTATGGCGCGCAAAACAGTAGAAACGAAGAATTACACACATCATCCACAGTCAAAAAGTGACGAAATTGACGTTTCACAGCCTGGGGTAGTTCACATTGATGACAAACCTTATTTTGTAGATGGTGTAGTCGCTAAATTTATTCTTGAATTGATAGACGAGGTAGACGCTTACAAAAAACAAATAGAAAATATAGAAAAATTTACAGGTGATTTTGGTGAAAGCTGACAAAAAGCAAAAAATGCTAGAAGCCATGTATTTGGACATTTTTACATTTGCTGAAATCCTTTTTGGTGACCCTGATAATTCTATGCACTTTCATTGTCGCTCCAAATCGCCCGAATTTCACCGCGAAATAGCCAAAACCTTAATAGATATGGAAGCAGGCAATAAACTAGCCGTAGTGGCGCCAAGAGACCACGCAAAATCGACATTTATCAACCTGATATACCCACTTCATCGCATATTATTTGGTGAAGAGCGTTTTTTACTGCTTATTTCCGAATCTGAAATGCAGTCTAAGTATAATTTAGAGGCAATCGGCAACGAAATTGAGTTTAACCCTAAAATTAAATATTTTTTTGGCGATAGAAAGGGCGCCGTGTGGGGAAAAGAAGAAAAAGAAGTCATTGGTGGGTTTGATGAGTACGGAAAACCTAACGTTATGTGCAAATGCCTTATTCGTGGTACAGGACAGAAAGTTCGTGGACTAAAATATGGAGCATATCGTCCAACTTTAACAATAATTGATGATGGAGAAGGCGAATCAAACAGCACTACCCCTACAGCAAGAGATAAATTTAGAAGATGGCTCAACGCAGCAGTTATTCCTGGTTCTGGAGACGCAAAGCTTGTATTTATCGGTACAATCGTAGATACAGACGCATATTTAAATAGAATTGCGGGACCACTAGCGTATGACAAAGAAGGAAATTATAAAGTCAAGGGTTGGAGGTCGTTATTTTTCCAAGCCGTGCCTCAAGATTTGCCAAAAGGAAAATTTGGCACTTCTGGTAATGAATTTACAGATAAAAAAGGCAATGTAAAGGTTTTGTGGGATGATAGGCGTCCTTATTCGTGGTTAATGGCAGAAAAAGAACGCTTAAAATCAGAAGGCGACATCGCATATTTTTATCAAGAGTACCAAAATATACCCGTTGATGACAGTTTTCGCATATTTAAACAAAAAGACATGCGATATTGGGAAGGTAGGTATATGTATGAGGACGAACAAAGTTTTATTATGCGTACCGATGAGGGCAGAAGAGTAAAATTGCCTGTAAATATGTTTATAGGCGTTGACCCAGCGTCAAGTGAAAACGTAAAAGCAGATTATACGGTTATTATGGTAATAGCAGTAGATAAAGAGTACAATATTTACGTTCTTGATTACTTTCGAGGTCAAGTAGCACCGATGGATGGAGCTGATAAACTATTTGAGCTAGCGGACATGTATCACCCAAGAGATATTAAGATTGAAGAAACTGGACATGTGATGCTAGCTGACTATGTACGCAGACACTCAAAAGAAACAGGAAGATTTTATAATATCAACACCAGAAAAGCGATTAAAGCAAAATATTACCGAATTAAACAAATGCAACCTCATTTTGCGTCGCATTCTGTATTTTTAAAAGAATCCCATGAGGAACTAGAAACAGAGCTTTTAAATTTTAAAGAACATG